TGCGCCTTCCTAGCCGCTTTCTGCGCGGCTTCCACCGCCGCTACCACTTCAGCCTCCGGAAAGACGCAAACATATCCTTCCCATAGGTCATCAGGTAGTCGATGAACGCGGTCAGCCTCTGCTCCGGTGTCGTGCTCCCGTCCCCGGTAGCGAACACCGTGTTCGTGTCGCCGGTCTGGATCTGTTTCACGGCATAGTCAAGGCTGATTCCGGAAATATCATCCGGCGCGAACGTCATTTTCTGCTGCAGGAACTCCCCAACGGCATAGTCGGCTGTCACGTACTTAAGCGCATCCGGTATGTCATCCGGGCATTTCCGGAAATTGCAGCTGTTGCAGACGTACTGCGCGGCGTGCCCGGTCACGTAGTCCAGAACCGCCGCGTCCGTCTCCGCGACCGTGTAGCCGAGTGTTGCCAACCGCATGGTCACAAGCCCCGAAAGCTCTGTCATTGTCATACGGTCACCTCCGCTCCTTAGCCGATCTTGTGCTTGAATGCCACGATGCGGATCTGCTTCGGCTCATACACGCGCTTCCAGTTCTGTGCATTGGCAAGTTCCGCCTCTGTCGGCGTCTCGACGTTCTCGCGCGCAAGATTCCGCCATGCGATTCCCCTCGGGTGCATGATAAACGCCCGGCGGTTGATCAGGTAATCCACACCGGATCCCTTTTTCTTGTCACGGTCTACCTCGGTAGCCACATGACCGACCGGACTTCCGTTTCCGTATGCAATCGCCCCCTGTCCGAACAGGTAGGTCGTATATACACCGTCTTCTACCGGGCATCCGTCATCCACAATGACACGTCTTTCCTGATAGGTATCAAACTCAACGGAATTGCTGTCGCGTTCGGTCGCGATCAGGTTCTGCTTCTTCAGGTACGCCTTCGTTGCCGAGTTCATGGCAACAGCGGTGAGCTGGCTCTGTGCGTCCCCGAGAAGCTGGCACGCATCAATGAACGAAGACGCGGAAATCTTCGCCGCGTCGGATTTCAGGGACGTGATGTCCAGAATGTGGTCTGCAAGCGGTGTCACGCTCGCCCCGCCTTCCGTCGGAGTGTAGGTTCCGAATACGCCGGAAAGGATGTTGATGAGCATACGCTGGTTCTCTCTGCTCCAATACCCCGCGACAAGGTTTCCGATCGCCGCCATCGGATCAGAGCCTGCGAGTGCTGCGGAGAGGTCTGTCGCGGACCACATGGCAGCCTTGCGGATGGTCGTCGATACGTCCTTGTTGGAAGTGATCTTCTTTGCCGTCAGGTCTTTGCCCTCGATGACATCCTCGGACTTGCCGGAAAGATCCTCGAAAAACGGCATATTGTGGATCGGCGCCGCTTCGGATGCAAGCCGGTCAAATTCCGCGTTGTTGGTAATGATTCCGGACTGGAACAGCGCAGACAGTTCCATGGTTCTGTTGATCACATATGGATTGAACAGCTCCGGTACAATTACATCAGATAAAGTAGTTCCCATAATATTACCTCGCTTTCATAAATGAATGTTTTAAATTTTCAGAGTGACTCCGGCAGCAGATGCGAGCTGTTTCGCCTGCACCGGGTCGTTTTTCAGGATTCTTCCCTGTTCTGTCAGATTATAGGTCTCCTTCTTCCATGGGTTGTTTCCACCGGCATTTCCCGCTCCGCCGGCCGGAGTATAACCTCCCTGTCCTTCCTGGGACTTGAACAGGTGCGGGGACGATTCTTTCAGCGGCTTCAACATATCGTCGACACCGATCGGCGCGCCGTCCTTGTCGAAGTTGAACTTTTCCAGGCCTCCCTGCTTATAGATCAGGTAGTCCGGATCCAGCGCACCGGCTTCCGTCAGCTTTGCTTTCAGGGCGTATGTCTTTGCAGTGTCAGCAGCCTCTTTCTGAAGCGTCTTGATCTGTTCTTCATATTCCCCGATCTTCTTTTGGAGGTCCGCGTTGTCTCCGGCATCCTTCTTCATGGATGTGATGGTTTCATTTGCCGTTTTCAGTTCATTCACCTTGGCATTGAAATCCGTTTTTGGCACTGCATTCTTCGGGAACTCTGTCTTGACCGTGTTCATGACCGCCGCCACATCCAGCTTTCCATCCGTTACTGCTGCACCTTCCAAAATCGTTTGTAACCATTCCAACATTTTTGCTATCTCCTTTTCTCCTTTTTTATTCCGGTGTGTTCCGGTGATCAGGCTGCCAGTTTATTCACATGGCGGTGTATGTTGGGCGAACAGTTTAACGCCTTGTTCAGGGCAATAAAAAAACACCCTTGTCAGGTGCTTAATTATCTCTTATCTGTTTGTTCCTACAATCTTAATATTGTCTTGAGTTCCTCCGGGATGGTCTCCGTTTCAAACGTCCACGTTCCCTCCTCTATGTCGGTCAGTCTGATATTGTGAAACCCGATATCCTGAAATATCCCATCCTCGCGCTGTATCTCCGCTGTCAGGTCATACTGCGTAATTCTCTGCAGGTACTCCCGCGTGATTTCCCTCGTTGCTTCCATGTTCTTACACAAAATAAGCCTGACATGCCACGTCTTTTTCTTGTATCCTGTCCCCAGTATCGGGACCGTGCTGGTGTGTTCATACAGCTCCAGCACTGGGTCACAGCCCGCGAGCGGAAGTCTTCTGCCCTCCACCGTTCCGTAAAGCGTTCCATTCTCAAATGACACTCTTCTAATCAGCTTCTTCTTCATTTACGCGCCTCCTTTTTGGGTGTGAAAAAGCACCGCCTATTTGACGGTGCCTATCAGTTCGAATGTAGTTTTCAAAAATCCCTTTGCCTTCTCCATCATGGAGTTATCCGTCAGGTATTCAATGCCCTTCGGTGTAATTTCCAGCGACTTTGTATATTTGATTTTGCCATGTGCCTCTCCCAGTATTGGAACAAGCACAACGCCGTCAATATACCCTTCTTTGAAAAGATTTTCCATGATGTAATTGAAATACGATTCTTCTATCGGGAAATCCTTTGTAAGCGGTTCAAAGTACGCAAAATCAAGTTTCTTTTTTCCTTTCAGGCAATCATAAAGATACGCCAGCACCTTATAGACAAATACAAAATAATCGTCTTTTGCCATAGATTTTTCCTCCGAAAAAAAGCACCGCCTATTTTGACGATGCTTTTCATTGTATATCATAACAGTTCTTTTTCCAAATCGACATCAAGACCAAACTCTTTCAGGTTCACATCCCTTGCAATAAGCTCATTCTTGATGGTGTCAAGTACCTCATAATAGGCAAGCCCTTTTCCGTCGTAAAACGCATCCGAAGGTGCATTTTGTTTTTCTTTCAATGCGTCTCTTGCGTTATCCAAAACCCTTGCGATTATATACTTGACCGTTGACTCATTCATTTTACTCTCCATCATAATCACCTCTATCTTTAAGTTCATTCACTCTATTTTGGATAGATTCATTAAAGTTTCGATTCTCTTTTTCCCAATGTTTCTTCAGTCCATCTTGCTTTCTCGTATCTAATTCATTCCAGTTATCAATGTATTTTTCTGGATTAGAAATTTTGTCTTCGTGCTCCTTAATTCGAGCTTCATACTTCCGTATTGCTCTTTTAAGAGAATTCGATTCTTGATTTTTTATGTCCTTCTCCGCGAAAAACTGCAAATTCATAGGTAAATCTGTGCTAACACTATCAATTATACCAGCATTAGAGTGTTTTGCAACTCTTTTCATCGCTGATTCCAGTTCTTCCTTAAAGAGTTTTGCAAATTTTCTTGGTTCTTCGCATGTGTACGCTTCTGCAAACGCTTCTGCAAACGCTTCTCCATAACTTGTACTACCATATGGTCCCAAACATTCCTTCAAATCTTTTGTTGACTTGAATATATCCCCGTCAAAATATTTGAGAATGGTGTTTTGAACAACATCTGCATCTGACACTTGGACATTATGCTCTAAAGTATCCGCGACATAATGTCCATATTCATGTGCCAAATTATGCAATTCAAAATCATCAGATTTTGACAAGTCAGCGCTTTGCTTCGGTCTAATTCCTGATGTCTTAATTTCAATAGAATGTGTTCCATCATTGTATCTACCACCCGCCGAACCAGCACCTTTTACATTATCTACCAGGTCTATTGATTGCAGTTGTAATTTGTTATTGTTAAAATAACCGGGGTGCGTATTTTCAAAATCTGTAATGAAATCAGCATATTTATTCAGCACATCATCAGATACCGGACTGCTTGAAGTATTATTTAAATCAATTCCAATATTTTTCAGACGTTCGACTGGTGATTCAGCTTTGCTGGTTTTGGAATCCCCTTCTATAAGTTTTATCTTTTCAGATATCTCTTTCGCCCTTTTTATTTCTGATTCACTCGCACCTTCAAATCCCTCCTCAATTGAGCTAAAATCCGACATAAAATCATCGTAGGAATATCCGTCTGTAATATTGCTAAATTGTTTCTTTAAATCTTCTAGTTCAGTATTATCTACATCCTTAGCTTTGGTCTGTTCCAACCCCGACTTGTCCCCGTCGACATACGCCTTTTTCCACTCCTTATACGTCATGTTCGCCGGTACATAATAGGTCTTTCCGTCCTCTCCCCTGGCGATGCGCTCTCCGAAATCGTTAAATTCAGAATACGGTTTTGTTGTGGTTCGGCAGTTGACATGAAACGGCGGCGCAGTGACACCTACCTCCCGCTCCGACAACCGGAATACTTTTCCGTCCATCTCCTGGCATACGTCGCATGTCTTTAGGTCCAGCGTTGCCACGATCTGATACTGTTCGACATCCAGCTCCTTGAAGCAGTCCTTCTGTGCCTCCGAGCTGAAATATGCCTCTTCGGTCATGACAAGCCTGCCGGCATTCACCTTTGACACATTCATCTTTTTTGCAAGCGCATCAATTGCCTTCTGCGGATCCTGTCCTAGAATGATGTTCTGTGTCAGTATCTGGTTCAGCTCATTGATGAGTTTCTGCTTGTTACCCCATATCCGTTCGGAAAAGTTCTTCCCGTCCACCGCCCAAGGCGTGTGGATGACCTTTGCGATTATTCTCTCGTCCAGCGTTGCGAAGTTCCAGCCGATACCGGCTCCCTTCTGTATCTCGTACGCCGTATGGTAATAACCGGATGTATAGGCATCACGCATCTCCTCATCGATTGTGTCCAGCTGATTCCCGAACATGACTTCCAACGTCTGCTGTGTCTGAACCTGCAGGGATTGAAGCCTCGAAATGTGATATCGTGCAGAAGCATTCTCCAGCTCCTTGGTCCATTCCTCGGTTACTTCGTTCTCCTTGGCATATTTGATGTACTGCCATACATCCCACTTGAATTCTTCCAGTTCCTTGCGGTTAAGGACCTTCTTTGCTTCCGCAAGCGACATCCCATTGTTATTCGCGAACCGCTGGTACCACGCTGCGATCTGTCCCTCCAGTGTTCGTTGTGCCTGGTGATATTGCTGCTCGATGTCTTCATAGCAGGATGCCGCGCTTTTATGCTGTGATTCCTCAAGCTGTCGAAACCTCTCTTCCCAGTATTTTCCCGTTTTTGCCATTATTGTTCACCGTCCAGGTCTTTCTCTCCCAATGGGTTATACTGCTGCTGGAGCTGTTTCTGCATATCGTCCTGCTCCGCCTGCTTCTCCTCTTCCAGCTTGTCAAGCTCGTCCTGCACGTTCTCAACCCATGGATGATTTCGTACGATTGTTTCATTGCTGACGATTCCCACGGACTGCTGCGCAATCTGCGCCGTCTCCTGGTCGTTCTGCACCATGCTCCGTGTCCATGTCTGTACGACCGCGTCATCCTTGATCGCAATGTTCTGTATCCGGCACACGCATCGGATAAAGCGTCCGAAAGAAGGCTTGAATTCCGTTTCCATAAGTCCAGCCTTCAGTTCCAGTAGTGAATAAAGGAATTTCAAGGCCACACCTGAGCTGTTGCCGAAGTTCTGCGGATCCGGGTCAATACCCATGCCCTGCTCAAAGATGCACTTCCTTGTCGTTGTCAGCAGCTTTTCCCGTGCTTCCACCGGAAGGTCTATCGTCAGCGTGGACACGCCGGAATTGTCACCGTCCCCGTCATTCTCCACCTTGATCGTCTTGTAATATTTCAGGTCTGACAAGAATTCGTTCAAATCCGCACCGCCATAATTCGTCAGCACAAAGATTACTTCCTGGATATCTTCCAGATCATTTACGAAGCCGCTGAACACCTTGCAGTACACATCGATCAGCGGCTTGATGTTCTTCAGATCGTCTGTGTGCACATTGTTGTTGTCAAACGCAAAGAATGGAACCTCCCCCATCCCGTGCTTGTAGGTGTTCGTCTCCTTTTCCTGCCCGCAGTCCACCAGTATGAAGTTATTGTATGGTATCAGCCCGTCGTTGACCGTCCTGCCGGCCGGCACTTTATACATGGAGCATTCTGTCTCATTCCAGAGCTCATATACGTCAAATTCGCTCCCAAGATCATCAATGTCATGGTATGTCCTTAGCACACCAAGCAGTTTTCGATCCAGTGACTTCGACCAGATCGGCTGAATCTGTTCGGACGGTACTAACGCATAATGGTATTTCCCATCCTCGGCAGACTTCCATACATGGATCCATCCGGTCTTTTTGTTCGAAGCCTCAACACACAGGTCTTTGCACACCTTCGGGTATTTGTCCCCCAGAAATGTATTCAGCTTCTTATTCGCTGCATCCGATCCAATATCGAACATCGGCGGTACCGTGAACATGTATGAGGCCTTCTGGTTGACCAGCAGACCATGGAAGTTGAACGGGATCCGGTTGTCCGCATTCCTCATCGGGGATGCAATCTCATGTGTAACCAGCTCTCCGTTTTCATCCTTCTCCGTCCTTGCTCTGTCCTTTGGCGGATCTGCCAATATATCAGTTTCGTTCTTGTAGTATCTCTCTGCTGTCAGTGCTTCCTTCATATACATCGCATGCACGTCCGCGTATGCATTTATGACCTTTTTTACATTCTCCAAATCCATATTCTTCACCTACTTCATGACAGACAAACCGGACGGCTTTCTGAT